TTGGTGTTATCTATTATTAATCGAGATGATTGTAGTGCGCCATGACTTAGCATTTTTCTTACTTTTTGCTTTTTCCATGGTTTTTCAAAACTTTCCACTTCATAGAACTTACCATTAATCAATAAATCGGGACATTTACGTTCATATTTAGTGCCTATAAGGCTTCCATAAATATTTTTGTATTCATCAGATTTAAAGTGTACCCTTGGTGTTGCTTTTACTTTTGCTCCAGTTCTCGCAAACTCCAACCCTACTGATTTTACAAGTTTGTAGTCCTTGTCAGACTTATCCACTAACTTGTGTGTAAATAACTCTCCGCCATTGCTAAACTTCTTAACTTTAGTATATCCGGCATATTCTTTCAGAGATTCAACAATTTTCAAAATGCCCTCTTTATCAAGAAATTTTGCTACTGCTTGTTCAGCACCCGGATATGGCTTTTTATAAAATGGGTGAGATTCAGAAAATAGTTTATTGTCCTTTGCCGGATTGTTTTCAAGTCCGGGTTGTGGGTTGTTTGACCTCTCCCCCTTCCCCCTCTCCCGAGGAGAGGGGAGTTTATCGGTTGCCTGAAGGCGACACTTACAGTTCCAACGATCACCCGGACGGTGACCACTCCAAAACGGACTATCGACAGGTTGAATTTCACCCCAAAATGGGCGATGATCTTCACCTGCAATCACCGATGTAGTTGGCATCCATTCCAAATTAGGCAATATGTCCTTTTCCGATTCAAACTGTTTCCAGTCGGTAGCATTATGTGCGCGAATAATAGCCGTGTCATATTCAGTACGTAGCCACTGATTAACATGATGGTCGGTAATGGTTGACGTATCTTTTACGAACTGATTGAACGGCTTTAGTTTTCCTTTTTCATCCAATAGCTGTGCTGCTATGTCATTTTGCATTCGGTGTGTGCGGAATGCAGAAAATACAGCATTATTTGTTTTTAATGCATCAATAAAATCAGCTTCAGGGTTGAATGATGATAGTCCTACACCTTTATCGACTGCATGATTAAACGTCTTCCATGTTTCACGGAATAGATTTTCTTCTATGTCCGTCATTGGGTTGAAATCAGTTTCGTAGATGCGTTTAAGTCCCGTCTCAATGACATTTAAATCGAATACAAATCCTGATTCCACATCAGCCAAATCACGACAGGTGTCACACCCATCGTATAAATCGGACATTAGAAATCTAAAGCCCCGCCGTTCGACCGGGGGGCTAACCCGAAAAAACGCAATAAGGTATCAATACCGTCGGAAAGGCTTTTGGGTTTTGGTTTTCTGTCAATAATTTTGGCTTTTACATCAGGGGACTTTGAAGACTGTGTAGACGGTATTGCAGGTTCATTTATTTGTTGTTGCAATGCCAATTTATCAGCCTCTTGTTTTGCCTTCAGTTCATCGTAGTTATCCGGTTTTGGAATTGCGTATGTTTCATAGAAATAATCATCGCTAACAGGTACTTTTTCGGCTACAAACTTGTCTATTTCCATGCGTACCTTCAGTTTTTCCAGATCGATCTCCTTTTCAAACTCAAACTTACCATCAACAGGGAAACCATAAGCAGCCAGAACATCCTTAAACCATTGTTCATTTAATTCCTCCTCAATGAATGCAAGGTCAGATTTAGTTATTTCAAACTGTTGGTTTTCGTGCGTTTTGCTTTGTGCGTATCCACTCGACTTGCTTGATTTACTTGTTTCGGTATTTCCAACAACGGCAATTGACATTTCATCGTTACAAGCACCTATAAGACTAATTTGAAGTTCGCCTGTTCCGTTAGACGTTTTACCATCCAACATCTCAAATTTTGCTTGTTTTGGTACCATCATTGCCAACGAACCTCCTGACTCATTCAGTATTTTGCGCAACTCATTTTTTGTCTGTGTATCGTAAGCGTCGTAGTAGATTATGCGTACAGGCTGACCAAACATCTCGACATATTGTGCAAAATCACCAAAGCCTGAACGTTTATAAAGAGCATATAAAGAGCATTGGAGTAAAACTCCTAAATCTTTAGGATCGCCAATGACATTTATAAATTTGTCGTTTGTGTAATCAGTACCGGTATAATCGTACTGTGATTTAGTAATGACACCTTTCTCCGGGCGAACGTGTTTTCTTGGTATCTCGACAAAATCAAATTTTTCACCAACGATAAATTGTACCGGAGATATTCCCCAATATTTTGACTCCATCATTAACGTAATGAGTCTTCTGAATTTCTTTGATTTAATCAGATCGTTGTACGCATCTACTTTTTTACCGTTTTTGTCAGTATAGTGGATTCGCTTATTTTTTACCGCATCAGTCCTCTTTTTGATTATCCCGGATAAATGACCGTCAATAGTCAGAATATCGTGATATAAGTCATACAATTGTGTACGATTAGGGACATAGATACTTTCAGCACGTTGTATGGATGCTTTTAAATTGGCGGCATCTTTCCTATTACGATTGGGTGCAACGAGTGTCATGTCGTTAATTACGACATTAGCAGGTGCTTTTGTTTTTTTTATGGTTACTTCAGACATGATTAAAAGAAGTTACGTTGTTTGGGTAATGAGGTGAAATAAACGCCGTCATTGGCATCTGTATCTACTGTTGTAGGTGCATACGGTAAACCGAGGTTTATTTTACCCGCCTGTACATCTTCAAGCCATTTAATAGCATTTTTATAGTCGTCGTAAAATAGTTCTGTATTTACGTTGGGATTGGCACGTTTGATAAGAAACCATACAGCAATAGTTTTGATAATGCGCTTAATGGATAGGCTTTCTACTGTTGGGTCAGTCGTTCCATTTCCAAATATGGCTATAAGGTCATATTTGCTCAAATAGCCTTTTACAATGTCCTCGGCAGTGGCTAGTTGTAACTCCGCTTCAGTATCGCTACCGCGTGTTATTTTTGCTATTATTTCGGGATAAAGGTCGGACTGGCCGAGTTCTTCTACAGTTACTAACATAGTTACATTTTTTTAGAGTTAATTCGTTTCATTGATTCAAAACCACCAGGTGCGTCAATGGCTTCCATTTCTTTCAACTTATGCACTGCACCCTCCACCATATCCGGGCCGTCGAGTTTCTTTTGTTTTCGACTTGCATTACGGAACTGTGCTTTCAGGCGTTTCATGTGCTCGTCATTCACATATTCCTCATTAAATATCAGGTGTCCGAGTCGGTTAACCGGCTCTAATGTTCCCTCTATACGTGTCCATTTTTCGCCCTTATCACGTTCATCTGGTGTAATGGGTAGAAATACACCGGTAGCGTTGGCCTGTTGGTAAATTATAGGCAGAAACACCTGTTCGTAGAAAGGATTTTGAAGACTATTATTTTCGATAAATACCCGAACGCTGTCAACTCCTAAGTTTTTACAATAGGTGTAGAACTCAAATAGATAGCTTATGAAGTTTGCCGTAGTCATTGAGCCAACGGCAGCGCGAACTACAAAGTAGTCAAAACCTTTTTTGGCAATGATACCAATGGCTTTGTCTGATCCGCTTGTCTTATCCTTGTTGGATGTGGCAGGGTCGGCATAGATAACTACAGCGCACTGGTTGATTTTTGGACATTTCCCATCGCGTAAATCTTTGAAGGTGTCGCCACCATCCATTGGGTTGTTGAAGTATTCTTTCTGAGCCGATTCATAGCTTATGACTGACAGAACACGGTCGATATTAGCTTCTGTATTTTTTGACCAGGTACTTTTACCATTGGCATCCCGAATGTTGATAATTTCAAACTTATCGGCTTTTTCGCCAAATTTCTTTACGGCACAATTGTCGTGAATGATATTACCGTTTACCAGTACGCGGGTAGGGTTTGAAATAGATCTGGTAGCAAATAACGCCTGTTCTGCCCAGTTGACTTTAGCAGTCATAATGTCCTCGTTACGGCATTCCTCATCTGTATCAAAGTCATCTATCAGAATACCGTCCGGACGGAAGTTATCTTTACGTGTTCCACGTGGTGACTGACCCCAACCGAGCGCACGAAAAGCGCATCCCTTTTGGATGGTAAACTCACCATCGCCCCAACTGCCGTAACGTTCTTGAATTCCGTAATCGTTAATAAGTCGCTGATTGCTTTCAAAACATGCTTTAAAAGGTAATAAAAGGCGTTTAGCATTGTCCTGTGTATTGGAAACAAGTAATACATTTTTGAGTTTACCTGTCATTGCTAACTTGGTAAACTCCATCATGGAACGTGCAGACTTAGCAAGCTCACGACTCCAAGCACGTACTTCGTACCACTCAGGGTTAGACATGATGCGTTTAGTTGCACGAATGTGAAACGGTGCCGGTTCGGCAGTACAATAGTTCGGGAAATAGTATTTAAACCATTCCTCGTCATTTGCTTCCAGTCGGCGGATACGCTTTACCTTTTCGGCAGGCGTTTCGTTTAGGTCAATAGGTGTAGCTTTTCGGAAGTTATCCCGAAATTCTTGCCATGACTTTAGGTATTCGCTATCAGATGCAACGCTTATTGTTTTTGCCATTTCTGTTTTTCGATTTGGTTATTAATGAATAAGTCGAAGTACTCGTTTGCTTTTTGCGAAAACTCAAAATCAATGTCACGGCAAAACGTCACAAAATCACGTGCAATAACAGTAGTTTGACCAATGTTGTATTTGCGTTCCAAATCGGCTATGTCTCGGATCGTTTTACGACGAATATCAGCTTCTTTGGATGTGGCAAATTTTTGTCCGGTAGGACGTGCCTTTATAGTTGACTGAAGATCGGCCAACTCATCATATAGTTCTGATAATCGTTCGGACTTAGAGTTAACCAGATTCTTTTTCAAGTTATCCCAGTTATCAAGTCCTCCCCATTTGCTTATCGTTGCTTCCGATACTTTAATCTTTCCGGCTATCTCTTTTTGAGTATATCCCTGCATAAAAAGCACCTTAGCCACTTCCCGCAATTCCGTTTTTGCCATATTGTCAGTATTAATATGCTGCAAAATTGGGTGTTTTACATGGTATATAAAAAAATACGTGACAAAATGGCACTACTTTTTTGAGGGGTTGAAATTATAGTGGATTTTTGCATGGTCAAATAGCAATAAGCAAAAAACAACTAGATCATTTCAACATGAAAAAACAATTTTAAACTTAGTTCGAAATCTACCCAATGGCACAACAAAAACTAAATAAAGAATATTGCCTTACCGATAATTCGGTAAATGTATATGGATACCGCCTGTTGACTGAGGGCTTAATGCTCGAAAGATTTAAACCGGCTATTGGTTCGCTTATGCATGACAGGGATGATGGTGTTGCTGTACGTTGGGAAGATTTCCGCATTGAAGGTGATAAGCTTTACGGAACTCCGGTAGTGAATGTAACTAAGTTCCCTGACTTAGCTCAGCAAATGGAAGATGGATTTTATGATGCTGCCAGTTGTGGAAAGATAGTAGCACTTGAGTGGAGTGATGATCCTATGATGAAACTGGAAGGCCAAACCGGAATAACTGTAACAAAATGGTTTCCGCGCGAAATTGCCATTGTTGACATCCCCGGTAATTTCAGCTCGTTGGGTTGCCTTTACGACGAAACAGATAATGTACTTATGGATTTGAGTGATAACAAACAACATTTTAATAATAATCAAAATCAAAACGAAATGCCAGATTTGAATTTAACGGCAGAACAAAAAAAACTGCTCGATTTGAAAGATGATGCAACTCCTGACCAAGTCGGTGTTGTGTTGACTGACTTGGTAGACAAAGCAAAAAGGACTGACAAAGCCGAAAAGGATTTGGCAGACCTGAAAGCCGAAACTACAGGAAAAGAAGTAGAAGCCATTCTCACCCAGGGAATGACCGACCGTAAGTTGACTAAAGACTTAGCCGACAAACTACGCGTAACGTACAAAGAAAACCCTACCGGATTGAAAGACCTGGTTGATGGTATGCATGCTCAGGTAATTGTTAGTGGCGAAGGTTCTGACACTATTCCTGAAAAATACGTAGGAAAATCGTTCAACGATCTGTATTTGTCAGGCGACTTAGCCGACGTAAAAAAGAATTATCCAGATTTTTACAAAACTCTTAAAAAACAATAGTAAGCTATGCCAGTAAATCCAGGCGCAGTTAGCGCAATTCCAGTAGAAGTTTTCTCGGCGTATATCGTTGAAAAACTACGT